CTACGGCGCTTTGCCCCATTCCTGATAGTAGCCCCGGCCTGCCACGCAGACAAGGATCTGCCCACCGCCCTTTGCGGCATGGTGGATGTGCCAGTTGTTCCGGCAGCCCGGCTCAAAGGTGACGTTGTAAATGCCAACCTGTGCGGTGGACAAGGGTGCCAGATAGCTTTTTCCGCTGAAATATTGTGCAAAACCGTCGTTGGATGCACCGATGGGGAACACCATTTCACTCTGGTGCTTTGCCTTGGCATCCTCTGCAGCGTCCTCTGCCCAGACTTCCTTGGCCATGCGGAAAGCCGCCCACGCCTTGGGCCAACCTACATAAAACGCCGCATGGGTCAGGATCTCTGCAATCTCAGTCCGGGTAATACCGTTGTTTTTCGCTGCCGTCAGGTGATACCGAAACGAGGAGTCCGTCAGTCCCTGCGCCATCAGTGCTACCACCGTCACAAGGCTGCGGTCCCGGAGGGAGAGTTTATCCTCTCGGCTCCACACCTGCCCGAATAGTACCTCATCGTTAAGTTCTGCAAATTTTGGTGCAAATTCGCCCAGAGCATCCCGCCCTGCTGTCTGTTTCACTGCCATTATACGTTCCTCCCCATCTCGTAAGCCTGTGCCATTACAGAGGTGTTTCGCACCGCACCCGGCTCGTAAACGCCGCATGCTACAAGGACGCCCTTTTCCACGGCACCTTCCACGCAGTCTGCATAGCCCCGGAAGCAGGCCAGCGTAGTATCCGCAGAGGATTTTTCCTCGTCTGCCATGGTGGTGATGTAGTAAAATTCCTTGTCTTTGACCTCAAGCCACCGTGCCACGGTACGGTCGATCACTGCCTTCAACTGGGCACTGATGGAGTAGAAGTATACCGGGCTTGCCAGCACAATGACATCGGCATCGATCATCTTTTGCAGGATGTCTGCCATATCATCCTTGTGGACGCAGGCTCCGCCGTGGGTGCTGCAGTAGTAGCAGCCAGAACAGGGAGCCACCTTTTTCTCAGCGACCCGGATCTTTTCTGCTTTGTGCCCGGCATCCTGTGCTCCACGCAGAAATTCATCGCATAGAATATCAGAGTTACCGCCCTTCCGGGGACTGCCAGACAAAATCAATACCTTCTTGCTCATAGGAACCTCCTTGACAGCGGAGTGCATCCGCATTATGATGTTGATAAAGTTTGATTTTATCATACAACTTAAAGCGCACTTTAAGTCAAGGGCTTTTTGAAAAAACGGAGGTTTCAGATGATCTATACCGTAGGCGAAATGGCACAAAAGTTGGGCGTACCTGCCTCCACCCTGCGCTACTACGACAAAGAAGGGTTACTTCCCTTTGTGGAGCGTTCCTCCGGCGGCATTCGGATGTTCCGGGAAAACGACTTCGAGTGGCTGCAGGTCATCCGCTGCATGAAAAAAGCCGGAATGTCCATCAAAGATATCCGGCAGTATATTGAGCTTTCCATGCAGGGAGACGACACCATTGACACCCGGCTGGAAATGTTCCGGCATCAGCGGGAGGTGCTCACCCAGCAGATCCAGCAGTTACAGCACACGCTGGAGACCGTGGAGTATAAATGCTGGTTCTATGAAGCCGCCAAAGCCGCTGGGACAGTGGATGTCCCCGGTGCGATGACCGATGCGGACGTGCCGGAGCAGTTCCGTGCCATCCGACAGGAGCTGCGGGGACAGAAGATGCCGAATATCGAAAGATAAGAAATGCCGTTCCAGTTGCTTTTGGAACGGCATTTTTCTTAATCTTCTAACCCATGGCTCCCAGTTAGGTTTTTCAAATATTCCTTCGGATCTCCATTCAGAATCAAATCGGCATAGCCCAGCGGGTCATTGTAGATGAGATAATCCAACTCCGACCTCTGTGCTATAGTCACATCCAGTGCATTCTCGACCCCGGTGCAGTCGATTGATATTTTTCTTCCATCCCGGAGCAGAAGCTCCACGCATCCGGTGTCTATGTTGAAATGACAAGCTCTTGCATCGTACTTCATGTTCATGTCCTCCTGAAATCATGTTGTGGCTTATGTCGGTCAATCTATGATTTCGGATCTCATCTTCCACGGACACCTGCATGGAACTTGTCGGGGCAAAGCCCCTCCATCTGCTAACGCAGACCGTTCCGTCGCTTAAAAGCCCCACTGGGGCTTTCATTGCTTCGCAAACGCTAATTTTCCGAAGAAAACAAATAATCCGAACCCATCTCCTATCGGAAACAAGTTCGGATTATTTTTGTCTGGTCCACCTTGCACATCAACAAGCGAACTATTCCCTTTATGCGGCTTCCGGCTACTTTTCACTGGTTGAGCACCAATTTTCGGCCCGTTTGTGGCGCACCGCATAATCTGTAATTATTTTGTAATCTTTGCGCAAACAAAAAATGCCCCGCCAGCAATCCGTCAGGATGCCAGCGGGGCATTGCTTTACTTAGTGGAGATACCTTGCCAATTCAGATGCAACAAAGCCTGCGATCACTGCCGCAATGACTGCCCACCAGAGTTTGTTTCCAAATACTCCGGGGGCTTTTTCCAGCGCGGTCAAGCGGTCGTCCTGCTTCTTGTTCTGTGCCGTCACAACTTCAAGGCTCCGGTTTGTGGTTTCGAGTTGCTGGATGGTCAACTTGATATTGGTGTTCATGCCGTTTACTGCATCGGTCAGCTTCCCCAGCTCGTCCAGCCGGTGGGTGTTGCTCTGTGCACGGTTTTCGACCGCTGTCAGGCGATGTTCCAGTTCCTCGTCAGTCATTACGCTTGTTCTCCCCCACGTTACCGAAATGGGCCACAGTAGTGGTTTCTGCAGATTTCTTTGCCATGTAATCTTCGAGCTTCTTCTTGGTAAAGTCGAACACAAGTTGCACGATCCAATCCAGCGTCCGCTCATTGATTGCCCAGTCCAGCCAGTCCGGGGTGTACCCACGCAGTACGGCAATGACATGGGCTTTCTTTTCTGCACCCGCGCCACTGCCGAACTTTTCCTCTGCGTTGACGATCCACTTGTACACAGTCTTTGCGACCACAAGGCCGTAGCCCAGACGTACCGCCGCCAGCGCCGTGACCACAAGGCCGACCATCATGAAGATACAGGCCAGCCATTCAGGGAATGCCATCAGAAAAACTTTCAGAATGTTCTCCATGTGAAGTTTTCCACATCTTTGCGGATGTCGCTTGAAATGTCCTTTCCGTCATATTCAAGCGTCAGGAACGCTTGACGTGGCGTAATCATCCCTCACACCTCACCTTTTCCAAGGCGGCAGACTTTCGTCTGTTTTTGCCTTAACTTCCACTTCCGGCGTGGCAAGCACCACCCCGGAATCAAACTTGTACACCTCGATATACTCCCGGTTGGCAGTCATCAGCACATCGGCTTTCAACTCGTCACCGTAGACAGTTTTTGCAATACCATCCCAAGTGTCACCGCTCTTTGTCGTGTAAGACATCAGGCCACCTCCTTATGCATACCGGGTTCGATTGTTTTCTCGGTTGTATTTGTCCATAAAGGCTTTGAACTTTTCGTACTCGTCCTCCATAATCGAAGCAATCTGCTGGCGGTCTGCATCACCAGTGATTGTGATGTTCGGAGCAAATACAAACTGCGGAGAGCTTCCGCCGTTGCCGCCGGGTACAGGTGTATTCTGATATGCGCTCACCGGGATTTCGGACAGCGTGCGCCCGGTATCCCTCGGCGGCAGCACATAAAGCGGCGTTCCTGTGTCTGTAAGGACACCGTCCTGCCAGCTTGAAAGCACCGTGCCGCCGTTGTAGTTTTTGGCTGCTTCGGTCAGTGCAGTGGTTACAGGGCTGTCACTTCCGAGGTACTTGTTCAGCAGAAGCGGAGCAACATCAGCTGCAAGGCTGGTCGCCGCCAGTGCAAGCGAAGCGTCACCAGACATTGAGTTGTTGGCGACCGTCCATAGCATCGACAAAGCGTCGCCGGTGGTTCGGATGCCATTGGAACGCAGTGCGTACTTACCGTATGCTTTGGAGAAATCAATCAGGTTGTCCAGTTTTTCCTTGCTTCCGTCGGTGAAACCGCCGTTTGCAAAATACCGTACACCCGCCGCACGAGTTGCATCCTCGCCAGACACTCCCAGCATCCGGCCTGCACGCACCCAGTTTTCGACGTTGCTATCGTGAACACTAGGCTTGAAGCTGATAACCGCCTCTGTTCCAGCTTCGCCTGCAATGCTGACACCGTGAGTAAAACCGCCGTTCGCAAAGGCAGGCATTGCAACTTCTTTCAGGTTGAAGCCGAATTGTTTTCCACCGAGGGCGGGCACCCAATCAGGCACCGTAAAAGACAATTTGTTCAACGTGCCGATGATTGCATTCGCAACCGTAATCGTCACCGATACAATGCCCTTTATCAACCCGACGATGCCCTGAATAACCGGTTCAATCACCGGCAGTAGTCCGTGGATCACATCGACGACGAGCTTGATTGCGTTTATCAGGGTTGTGCCAACCAGACTGATAATCATGCTTATCAGCGGCGACACTGCGGGGAACAATTCGTTTACAGCGAAGCTCATAATATCAGCCAGCAGCGGCTTAATATGATTCACTCCGAGGTCTACGATCTGTCCAATCAGCCCTTTCACCGATTCGATAATCGGTATCACTGCCCCGAAGGTGGTTCCCAAGTCGTCGATACCGAAAATACTCTTTCCGCTCAAGCTCTGCTGGATGTTTTGCAGGTTTTCCAAAGAGAATGCATTGCTCACCGAATCTCGGACGTTGCCTGCAATATCGTGGATTTTACTCGTAAATCCATCAAACATTGCCAGTCCCTTTTCGCCGAACACGTTCCCGACGATCTGGCGGATGTCCTCAAAGTGATCTCCCAGCAGACTGACCACTGCGATGATTCCACCGATTCCGGTAATCACCGGGCCGAAGGTGCCGAGCAATCCCATAAATGCACCGCCCAATTTACCGGCTATCGGGCCTACCGCCGTGTTGGCTAGGCTCAGTCCAGAACCAAGGAACTTGAACGTGTCCCCTGTTCCTTTCGCAATTCCCCCGCCAACGTTTAAGGCAAATTGTCCAGCTTTAGTAGATGCTGCGCGGCCTGCCAGATTTTTTACGCCGCCAATTGCCGTTCCTGCAATGTTTTTTGCTCCGCCCAGCAATCCTTGTCCAAAGCCCATAGCCTTTTGGCCCATGTTCCCTACAAAGCCGCCAAGTTGTGTACCGGCAACTTTTTGGCCGATCCACTTTCCAACGCCGACCGTGTTCTGAATAAAGTCTGTCCCCGCCAGATTTTTTGCAGACCTTGCAACTCTGGCTCCGTATTGCCCTATCGAACTGCCTTTCAACAATCCGATTATTCCGCCGGAAGCCTGTGCCTGCTGAATGCTGCCAAACAGCGCACTCGTTGCCTTTGCCATCCCAGCAGGTGTCTTTGCTCCAAACAGCTTTTTGCTGTTTTGCATTCCAAGGACGCTACCAAGGATGGTGTTCTGCACTCTCTGCCCGAAGCTAGGATTGCTGCCCGCCGGAACAGCGCTGTTTGCCAGCTGTGTTCCAAGTTTTGCAGCCTGCCACAGATTGCCAGCTTTTCCTGCGCCAGACACGCCCTTCTGTACAAGCCCCACAGGGCTTGCCGCCCCGCTTGCAAACTTCGTCGCGCTGGATACCACCTGCAGGATTTGCGGTGCAAACCGCATTCCTGCCCATGCCGTGCCGATACCCGCGATGGTCGTAGCTACCTTATCGCCATTATTCAGCAGATACTCAATTACCTGCCTTACACGTTCTGCAATATCCGGCAGAGCGGCGCGGAGGTCATTCAGCTTTTCGATGCCAAACCCGGCTACATCTTTCAGCACCGGAAGGAAATTATTTCCAACCTCAATGCGGACGGCCCGCCATGCGCTCCCAAGCATCGTCAATACAGATTCAGAGGTTTCGCATTTCAGCATAAACTCTTTATACATACTGCCGTTATACTTAGAAGCATCGCCTACGTCGTCCAGCGTTTTCACAAACAAGTCAAGATTGCCGGTTAGTTTTGCGCCACTCTCAATGGCCCACTGACCGAGCAGAGTTTTCAGATAACCCACTTGCTTGTCTTTCGGCTGAGTACCGATAGCGGTAAACAAACTTTTCAATGCTGCCGGGGCGTCTTTTTGCATATCCTTTGCAAACTGTTCCGCAGTAAATCCCAGCTGTTCAAAAGCCGCAGACTGTGCATCTGTAGCTTTTGAACCCATAGAAAGGTTCGTATGCCATACTCTTTGTCCTTTCTGCTTGCAGGTAAATTTTCGGATATGGGGGTGCGCCCCGGAGTTGACACCGGGCGGCGGGGCTTGACGCTCCCCGCCTGCACTGGCCGCACCATATAAAGGCGGTGTCGGACATACCGCCTGCCCATGCGGGCCGCTCTGGCGTGTTCTTTCAGCCCTTGCCAGATAAGGCTTCATCTCGCCGACGCCGCCGTTCTTCGCACTGACGGCGGATGATCTCTTTTCCCTTGCGAATACGCTCGGTTTCTTCAAATCTCCACCTGCCGTAGGACAGCCCCGCGGCGTCGGCCTGCCGGACATCCAGCATCAGCTTGTCCGGCTTCATCTTTTCGGCCATTTGCTCATACCCTCGTGCTCCTTGTTGTGCTTGTACTCCCCGCCGTGCTATAATTTGAACATATAAAATGGGGAGGGGGTGAATTTATGAAATACTACTTTGTCGATCTTTGCGCACTACCCATATCTGAACGTATAGCAGCTTGTAAGAAAATGGAACAGTACGCATGGGAAGTCTTTGAAAAGGTTGGAACATCCGGCCTTGAATCCGCAGAGGTTTGCTGGACATCGCCAGAGGACTTTGAATCTTCTCCTTGTTTTCCTCAAGGATGCAAATGCACGCTTCTGGGAAACTGATCTTACGTCTTTGTGGCGGCGTGTGTAATAAGCAACGCCGCCGGAAAGTCCGGGTCGTAGTTGAACTCGATCCGGGCTTTTGCTTTATGGTCAACAAACCTCATGAATGCCCCGATGTCCCCCAACTTCTGAAACGCTTCTTCCTTGCGCCATACACCGATCCCGACGCCGTTGCAACGAACTTCTTCCGGCTTGTAGCCGTAATGTTTCAGAACTTCGTCCGGGTCGATTTCATCAAACGTCTTTTTGTTCAGCGCTTCTACAATGTGTTCAGGTTTCAGCGTCATGTGCTCCGCCCTCCTGCCTTTCGGATTCCTGTGCGGCGCTTTCCCTCTGCACAATCTCAGCAATCGGAATATTCAGAACCACCGACAGACCGCCCGCAAGGGACAAGTCCATCCGCTTCTGACGCTCTCCGGTTTCGACCATCTGATAATACTGCCGCGAGATTCCAATGCGGTTTGCAACATCCTGTTGCGTAAGACCGGCCTTTTCGCGGGCTTCAATAAGGTATTCTCTCACCTGTTCTCTCCCTCCCTTGCAACGTGTCGTTGCTATCATAATAGCTTTGCTCCTTTCAAATGTCAACAATACGTTGCATTTTCAGCGTATTGCACAGTTTCTTTGCAACATTTTGTTTCCTCTGTTGAAAAAGCAACAATCAGTTGCTATAATAAAGTAAAAGGGGGATGCTCAATGGAAAATCTAACTATCATCCGTAAAGAATCTCACGCTACCCAGCAGGAAGTCGCTGACTATCTCGGTATTTCTCGTCAAGCATACGGCAACTATGAATCCGGCAAGCGTGAACCGGACTATGAAACGCTCTTAAAGCTCGGTGAATACTTCAATTGCAGCATCGACTATCTTCTTGGAAGCAGCCGTGGTGTTCGTTATCCCCTTCTCTCGGAGTTTGAGCGTAACCTATTGGAGCAATATCGAAGCGCGACACCTGCCATTCAGAGCGCAGTTTGCAAACTTCTTGATCTCAATGGTGAGGCTTGATAGAATCCATGAGGTTCCCCTGTCAATACAGGGGAACCTCCGCGTGCTACACTCTGTTGCTTACATATCCAGTGTAGCACGCGGAGCCGCCATCTTTTCCAAAGTCAATTCGCCTTTTTACTCCACAATTTTACGTTGATTATCTTTTATTCTTCATTTTCGTAAAATTTGCAAAAAGAAAAAGCCCGCCGGGCCGAAGCCTGACGGGCTATAGATGAAACTGTATTTATATAATTCAGCAGCGATTTATGATTTTTCGTCTCACACGTTGCGCTTTCGTCTAATCTGCGGGTTAAATGAGACGATTACTCGAAAGGACGCTCAAGGTATGGCAAAAAGAAAATTCAACAAGGGCGGCGAGGTTCGGCTGGTCGCCTATTACAGATACAGCGGCGGCAGCGGGCAGACTGAGCAATCCATTGAGGGCCAGCGCCGGGACTGCGAGGCCTACGCCCGCCTGCACAATATGACCATCCAGAAAGAATATGTGGATCGTCACATCAGCGGCAAGACCGATGATCGTGCGGCATTCCAACAAATGATTGCTGACAGCGACAAGGGTGCATTCGATATGGTGATCTGCTGGAAAACAGACCGCTTCGCCCGGAACCGCTATGATTCTGCCGTGTACAAGAAGCGTCTGCGTGACAACGGTGTTGAGATCGTCTATGCTGCTGAATCCAACATTCCCGGTGCGGAAGGTATCATCATTGAGGGCGTGATGGAAGCGCTGGCCGAATACTATTCCGCCGAGCTGGCTGAGAAGATGCGCCGCGGCATGAGGGAAAGTGCTCTCAAAGGGCAGGCCATCAGCCGTTGCCGCGCCCTTGGCCTGAAAACGGACGAGCACAAACGGTTCGTCATTGATGAAAAGACCGCACCCACTGTGCGCTTTATCTTTGAGCATTACGCCGCCGGGGAATCCGCCATGTCTATTGTTGAACAGCTCAACGCCAAAGGACTGCGCACCAGTCAGGGCAACCCCTTCAACAAGAGCAGCATTCCCCGGATCATCCAGAACGAAGCCTATCGCGGCGTGTACATCAGCAAATCGTATGACGTGCGCATTGAAGGAGCCATTCCGGCCATTATCGACGATGAACTTTGGGAGAGGGCACAAACCATGTTGAAACTGAACCGTCAGCTCAAGGCAAAGAATGAACCAAAAGCGGACTACATCCTGTCCGGCAAGCTCTACTGCTCCTGTGGTTCCCTCATGCGCGGTATGAGCGGCCACAGTGCCACCGGCGAAGTCTACCGCTACTACACCTGCCCCAATAAGGACTGCCACCTGCGGAACATCCCGAAGGACGATCTGGAAGGAAAGGTCATGCAGTCCATCGTGGATCATCTCTTGCAGCCGGAATCTATGGAAGCACTGGCCGAAGCCATGGTCGAGGTGCAAAAGGCCGACGTTGAAAAGCCCAACGCCGAACGTGTAGCCATCGAACAGAGCCTTTCCGATGTCCGCCGCCGCAGTAAAAACATTTTGGACGCCATTGAAAACGGCACCGCTAATGCGCAGCTGTGCGCCCGTCTGGATGATCTGACCGAACAGGAGCGCACTCTGAACTTCCAGCTCTCTGCTCTGGAAAAGGAGAAGCCGGTTGTATTCACCAAAGAGCAGTACCTTTTCCTGCTGGAACAGTTCTTGGTGGAGCCGTCCGAGCGTACACCGGAGTATGGACGCCGACTTGTTAACACTTTCGTAACAAGTATGGTAGTTAGTGACCGTGAACTGGTTATCAATTTTAATGTTTCAGAAGAAACCGTTAACAAAAACAAAAAAACATCCCAGACAAACTTACAAAAAGAAAGTTCGTCTGGGATGCGTCTGGTCCGAGTGGCGAGAATCGAACTCACGGCCTCTTGAACCCCATTCAAGCGCGCTACCAAAACTGCGCTACACCCGGATATCGACCGCCGCTTCCCTACCGAAGCGTGGCGACATGAAATATTATACTCAGATACAGCAGTTTTGTCAACAGATTTTTACAATTTTCTTTGCTTTTTTCGTAAAAAGTCTGATTTTTGCGAAAGTACGCGCTTTATTCATTTTTGCTCTTTCGCTTGCAGAAGCTTGTCTTTTTCCAAAAGCGGTTTCAGATATTGACCGGTAAAGCTGCCTGGCACCTCTGCCACCTGTTCCGGCGTGCCCTCGGCCACGATCTCGCCGCCTGCGCTGCCGCCTTCAGGGCCAAGGTCAATGATATGGTCGGCGCACTTGATAAGATCCAGATTGTGCTCGATGACAATAACCGTGTTGCCCGCATCTACCAGCTTCTGCAGCACCTCGATCAGGCGGTGCACATCTGCAATATGCAGGCCGGTAGTAGGCTCGTCCAGAATATACACGGTCTTGCCAGTGCTGCGGCGGGCCAACTCATTGGCCAGCTTCACGCGCTGTGCTTCGCCGCCGGAAAGGGTGGTGGCGCTCTGGCCCAGTGTTACATAACCAAGACCCACGTCCAGCAGGGTCTGCAGCTTGCGGGCGATCTTGGGTTGGTTGGAAAAGAATACCACTGCTTCCTCCACGGTCATGTTCAGCACATCGGAGATGGTCTTTTCCTTATACTTCACTTCCAGCGTTTCGCGGTTGTAACGCGCACCCTTGCATACCTCGCAGGGCACGTACACATCCGGCAGGAAGTGCATCTCGATCTGCAGAATACCGTTGCCCTCACAGGCTTCGCAGCGGCCGCCCTTGACATTAAAACTGAAACGCCCCGGGCCGTAACCGCGCATTTTGGCATCCTGTGTCTGGGAGAATACCGTGCGGATATCATTGAACACACCGGTATAAGTGGCCGGATTGGAGCGCGGCGTACGGCCAATGGGCTGCTGGTCGATACCGATGACCTTATCCACAAATTCCAGCCCTTCTACCCCATCGCATTTGCCTGCGCGGGAACGCGCACCGTTCAGCTCGCAGGCAAGCGTCTTATACAGAATTTCGTTGATGAGGCTGGACTTGCCGGAGCCGGAAATGCCGGTAACGCAAATAAACTCTCCCAGCGGGAATTTCACGTCGATATTGCGCAGGTTATTTTCCCGTGCACCCCGTACAGTAAGGTAATTGCCGTTGCCGGTGCGGCGGGTCTGCGGTACGGCAATGCGTTTGCGGCCGGAGAGATAATCGCCGGTGATGCTGCGCTTTGCCTTGCAGATGTCCTTCACGCTGCCAGCGGCTACGATCTCACCGCCATGCACGCCTGCGCCCGGGCCTACATCCACGATATAATCCGCGCTGCGCATGGTATCTTCATCGTGCTCTACCACGATCACCGTATTGCCGAGGTCGCGGAGATTTTTCAGGGTGGCAATAAGCTTGTCGTTATCGCGCTGATGCAAGCCGATGGACGGCTCGTCCAGCACATAGAGCACGCCGGAAAGCGCACTGCCGATTTGAGTGGTCAGGCGGATGCGCTGGCTCTCGCCGCCGGAAAGAGTGCCTGCTGAGCGGGCCAGCGTGAGATAATCCAGACCCACGCTCTGCAAAAACTGCAGGCGATTCCGGATCTCCTTCATGATCTGCCCGCCGATCTGCTTCTGCTTTTCGGTCAGGTTCGGTTCGTTCTCGGCAATGAATTTCAGCTCGTCCCGGATGGACATTTCGCAGAAATCGCTGATGTTCTTATCCCCGATGGTCACAGCCAGCACCACGGGTTTCAGGCGCTTGCCGTGGCAGTCCGGGCACTCCACGCCGGACATGAAGCTGCCGATTTCTTCCTTCATCCACTCGCTGTTGGTCTCGCGGAAGCGGCGCTCAAGGTTCTCCACGATGCCCTCGAAGGTATTATAATACACACCGCTGCCGAACTCATTCGTGCGGTGCATCTCAATTTTTTCGCCATTGGTTCCGTACAGCAACGCATTGACAGCTTCGGTGCTCATCTCTTTGATGGGCGTATCCAGCGTAAATCCGTACTTTTTGCCAAGACCCAGATAATACATTTCGGATACAGACCCCTCGGCATAGTACCAGCCGCTGGCCTTGATGGCACCCTCACGGATGGAAAGGTTCCGGTTGGGCAGGATGCGTTCCTCGTCCACTCGCATAAAAGTGCCAAGGCCGGTACACTTTTCGCAGGCTCCCAGCGGGTTATTGAAGGAGAAGAGCCGGGGTGACAGGTCGCTGATGGAAATGCCGTGCTCCGGGCAGGCAAAGTTCTGGCTGAAGGTCATACAATCGCCGCCGATCACGTCCACTTCGGCGATGCCGCCGGTAAGCGCCAGCGCGGTTTCCAGCGAATCTGCCAGACGGCCCCGGATGCCCTTGCGCATGGCAAGGCGGTCCACCACGATCTCCACCGTATGCTTGATGTTCTTTTCCAGCTTGATCTCTTCGTCAAGATCATACAGGTTGCCATCGATCTTCACACGAGCATAGCCACTGCGGCGGGCAGCATCCAGCTCTTTCTGCTGGGTGCCTTTGCGCTGGCGCACCACAGGAGCCAGCACCTGAAACTTCGTACCTTCGTCCAGTTTGAGCACCGCGTCCACCATTTCGTCCACGGTCTGCTGGCTGATCACCCGCCCGCACACCGGGCAGTGGGGCACGCCCACGCGGGCGTACAGAAGTCGCAGATAATCGTAGATCTCCGTCACGGTGCCCACGGTGGAACGCGGGTTGTGGCTGGTGGTTTTCTGGTCGATGGAAATTGCCGGTGACAGACCGGTGATCTCATCCACATCGGGCTTGTCCATGCGGCCCAAAAACATGCGTGCGTAGCTGGAAAGGCTTTCCACATAGCGGCGCTGGCCGTCGGCATAGATGGTGTCGAACGCAAGGCTCGACTTGCCCGAACCGGAAAGGCCGGTCATGACGATCAGCTTTTCCCTCGGGAGGGTCAGGTTAACATTTTTCAGGTTGTGCTCGCGGGCACCTTTGATGACGATTTTATCGTTTGCCAAGGTATTTTCTCCCTTTTCGTTGTGTCTGTGAATGATTCTGTTTGCGCTCCGTTTCTGCCGCAGAGTCCACCGTCGGGTTCTCGCCCCGGCGCAGTCGGTCGATCTGGTCACGCAGGAAGGCCGCGTGTTCAAACTCCAGCAGCTTCGCCGCTTCCTTCATCTCACGGGTCAGGCGCTCGATGGCGGCCTCCCGCTCCATCCTGCCCATGCGGCGGGTGTTCAGCTTAGCGTTCTCCGCTTTATCGCTGATCTCGATGCTGTCTGCAATGGCCTTGACGATGGTTTTCGGCACGATGCCATGTTCTTTATTGTAGGCCATCTGGATGGCGCGGCGGCGCTCGGTCTCGGTGATGGCGCGGTCCATGCTGTCGGTGACGACATCTGCGTACATGATGACAAGGCCCTCGGCATTGCGGGCCGCGCGGCCAATGGTCTGGATCAGGCTGGTCTCGCTGCGCAGAAAGCCCTCCTTGTCGGCATCCAGAATGGCCACAAGGCTCACCTCGGGCAGGTCAAGACCCTCGCGCAGCAGGTTGATGCCCACCACAACATCAATGGAGCCAAGGCGCAGGTCCTTGATGATCTCCATGCGCTCAAAGGTATCCACCTCGTGGTGCATATACTTGACCTTGATGCCCTGTTCGGTAAGGTAGTCGGTCAGGTCTTCGGCCATTTTCTTGGTCAGCGTGGTCACGAGAACGCGCTCGTGCCGCTGGATACGGGTATTGATCTCGCCCAACAGATCCACCACCTGCCCTTCCACCGGGCGCACCGAAATGAGCGGGTCCAAAAGGCCGGTGGGCCGGATGACCTGCTGCGCCACCTGCGTGCTGTTCTGCCGCTCGTAGTCGCCGGGCGTAGCCGAAACGAAGATCATCTGGTTCAGCTTGGACTCCACCTCCTCGAACTTGAGCGGGCGGTTATCGAAGGCGGACGGCAGGCGGAAGCCGTACTCCACCAGCGTTTTTTTGCGGGCATAGTCGCCGCCGTACATGGCGCGCACCTGCGGCAGGGTAACATGGCTCTCGTCCACAAACAGCAGAAAATCATCCGGGAAATAATCCAGCAGAGTGGTGGGCATACTGCCCGGTTTTCGGCCGGAGAGCACCGCCGAATAGTTCTCGATGCCCTTGCACATGCCCACCTCGTTGAGCATCTCAATGTCGTAATTGGTGCGCTGGGCAATGCGCTGCGCCTCGATCAGCTTGCCCTCGGCGGTGAACTGCTTCACCTGTGCGTCGCACTCGGCGCGGATCTTTTCCAGTGCTGCGGCCTTCTTCTCGGCGCTGACGATATAGTGGCTGGCCGGGAAGATGGCTACATGCTTGACTACATTCTGTTTGGCCCCGGTGAGAGGGTTGAACTCCGTGATGCGGTCGATCTCGTCCCCAAAAAATTCCACACGGATGGCAAGCTCGCTCATATAGGCAAGGTAGATGTCCACGATATCGCCGTGGACACGGAACTTATTGCGCACAAAATTCACATCATTGCGTTCATATTGCAGAGTGACCAGCTTCTGGCACAGCGCATCGCGCTCCATCTGCATGCCGGGGCGCAGGCTGATGACCATGCTGCGGTAGTCGATGGGGTCGCCCAGCGAGTAGATGCAGGAAACCGATGCTACAATGATCACATCCCGCCGCTCCGAAAGCGCCGCCGTGGCCGAATGGCGCAGGCGGTCGATCTCGTCGTTGATGGCGCTGTCCTTTTCAATATAGGTATCCGTGCTGGGGATATAGGCTTCCGGCTGGTAGTAATCGTAGTAGGAGACGAAATACTCCACCGCGTTGTTGGGGAAAAACGACCGGAACTCGGTGCACAGCTGGGCCGCCAGCGTTTTGTTGTGGGCCAGAACCAGCGTGGGCCGGTTGCATTTTGCAATCACATTTGCCATGGTAAAGGTCTTGCCGCTGCCGGTAACACCCAGCAGGGTCTGGCAGCGGTCGCCCCGCTCCACGCCTTTCACCAGTGTTTCAATGGCCTGCGGCTGGTCGCCGGTGGGCTGGTAAGAGGATACCAGTTCAAATTTTTCGTCTGCCATCTTCCCTCTCCTCTCCGGCCCTCGCGCAAAGAACCACAATCAGTTGTATTTTACAGTTTGATTATAGCACACCAGTTTTATAATGTAAACACTTTTTTGTTGTTTCACGGATCAAGGCCAGAAAAGCGTACCTGTTTTAAAGTCATAGATCGGCAGGCGGTTTGCGTCCCGCATGGAGAAATACTCCGTATCGGTCAGGATGAAGTGATCCAGCAGATGGATGTTCGCAAGGCCCAATGCCCGGGCAATATTGCCAGTGGCCTCCAGATCCTCCATGGAGGGCAAGGCCGCACCGTTGGGGTGGTTGTGGCTGAGCACCACCGTGTCGGTGCCGCCCTTGATGGCCGCAGACACCACATCCTTGATGTCCAGACTGACCCGGTCGGTGGTGCCTTCCCGCAGCCAGACCGCCGCGCGCACCCGCTTACGGCTGTCCAGACTGACCAGCATTGCACGCTCGTAATCCGACCACGCAAACTTCGCCATCAGATAGCTGCCCATCTGCTCCGTAGTTCTGATGCAGCGGGTGGTGCTGGTACGGCTGCGGCCATAGTAGCGGCTGATCTCCGGCAGCAGATGCAGCATCCGGGCTGTGGCCGGGCCTACGCCCTCCACAGTGCACAGCTCTTCCTCGCTGGCTTCCAGCACAGCGGCAAAATCGCCAAAGCGGTCGATCAGGTCGTGAGCGATGCCGTTGGTGTCCTTCTGGGCGTTGGTGAGGTACAGCACATATTCCAGCGCTTCGTGCTCGGCCAGACTGTCCAGACCGTAGTTCTGCACCCGTTCGCGCATCCGCTGGCGGTGTCCCTGATGCCGTTTGTGTTCTGCCAT